GTAAAAACCTAGTCCAGGCAAGAATTTGAAATGTACAAAGTATTCGATCTTTTCTTTCATCGGATCGTCTTCGGCAAAGTTTCTTCTAATAGCTAAAATATTTTCGCTGTTAGCATCTATAGTTACGATATAAGGAAGTTTAACTTCGGTAAATTCTCCGTTTTCATCTTTGTCCTCAAAACCTTCTAAGTCTAAATTACAATGAACTTCATACAGATTAGATACTTCACCGGTATCGTAAGATGGTTTTACACCTTCTAGATCTTCTAGCTCGGTTGACAGGCCAGAATTTTTATTTGGCATATCAACGCTGCTTACTTTGACGTTACGATAAAAACCAATCGCCTGTAACTTTTTAACATCGTTCTCAGGCATCTTAATTAGATGCGTGATTCTAGGACAAGACTCTAAATCGGTTGTATAGTAAGGAACGATTAAATCTTCTGGAGCAACAAACTTAGAAACAGCTCGTTGCATGTTTTCGTCGTAGTACACTTTCTTAAATGCAGAACCTGCCAACGGTAAATAGAAAAGCATTTGATCTAATTCTTCGTCGTACTCTTCCATTACGTGAGTAATTTGGTAATTCATAAACTCACGTACACGCTGCGCTTGTTCTTCTACAGCAGAATTGTATTCGCCAACGACTTGCGTCTTGACGGGACCTTGAGGGGGTAGTAATTCTTTATAAGCTTGCGCTTGAAACTGAGTAACGGATTCACCAAGCAGAGGATGGATAACTCCACTGGCTCCTTCAAATGGCTCTGATCTTTCATCGTCAAACTTCATACCTAAATATTTCAATCCATCGGTATAAGTTTTTTCCCAATCTTCGCGAGCAGACTTATCGTTTTCGATCGCGGCCGTTAACTCTACATAAATTTTGTCTAATTCTTCTTCAGAAACAACCTCTGCTAGGTTTTCCCCAAAACCTAGCGAAGGCATCTCTGAATCTTGTTCGCCTAAAATAACTGAACCGTCTTCTTGATATTGGATGTCTTCTTCTCCCAATCCTTCTAAAACATCAATAATTTGATCATCAATATCTTCTGTAGATTGAGTAGTTGTTAAATCTTGAACTGGCTCAACATTTTGAGCTGGATCTGGTACTTGTCTTTCTATTGCCATTAGTAATAAACCCTTCTAACTGGTTCTTTTTCCTCGTCTTCGTAGTCGCTGTCTAGATAAACAAATCCACCTTCACGGAATCGCATCAGCGCCTGAGTCATAGTATCACATAAATCGTCATTAGCTCCAAATGGAAATGCAGCGCATTCTTCAATCATATCTTCGGCAAACATCATATTCGGAGCCCAAACCATACCTGCTTCAAAGATTGGAGCAACCGAGTGCATACGAGTTGTTTTATCGTGACCACGCGTGGGTGAGTAGTTTACAACAGGAATCCCCATTCGTCTTAATTCTTGCGTTAAAGGAGTCCCTGAAGCCTTGGCTTCAATCAACACCATATCGGTATCCCAATACCTATACTCGCGCATCGCTATCTCTTTGAGCTCAGGAAAGTCCCATCTGCCTTTTTGACAATCCAATAAAATAATAGATTCAGGTGAGTCTTCAGATGGTCTAAAAACACCCCACGTGGATATCGCAGAAAAGTCAGCAGTCTCGCGTTTAGAAAATGCAGTATCGTAACTTTGCATAATATAGCTAACACTAGGTAATGAATCATGTTTCCATCTTTGCCACCAGTCGCGTTTGATAATCGAACCCTCTTCAGCAGTTGGTTGTTGCATCCATTGCGCATTCCATTTCATTCCAGGCAAAGATGCTTTAACTTTTAATAATTCATCTTTAGCCCAAAACTCTGGCCATAACGGTTCATCGGACTTAGGCAATATGGCTGGAAACTCTATTACTTCCCATTGATCAGCCAACGGCTCTTTTTGCGCTTCTAAAAGTTTGGCAGTCAAATCAATAGCTGACCAACGCGTCATAACAATTACGATAGCTCCTTTCGGCTGCAAACGCTGACGAGGGCCAGAAGTGTACCATTCCCAAGCACTTTCTAACGCTGTCGGCGAAAGTGCGTCTTGCTCAGAATGAGGGTCGTCAATTATCAATAAATCCGCACCCCGTCCAGTAACCGCTCCTCCAACACCTGCTGCAAAATACTCGCCCCCTTTATCGGTCTCCCAACGACCTGCTGATTTGTTATCGGCTTGCAACTCTACTTCAGGAAATACTTTTTTGTATTCTTTTTGCGCCATCAAGTTTCTAACCTTCCTACCAAACCTAACCGCAAGTTCGCCGGTATGCGTCGTCTGCATTATTTTCATTTTAGGATTAAGTCCCATTATCCAAGACGGAAAATAGGTAGAGGCAAATTCGGACTTGGTATTTAGGGTGCACACCATTCCTTTTCCGGCTAAGAATAGATGATCCTCTCTAGCTACTTCAATACACTGAACGGCTCCGGTTTGGCTCAACTTTTCCACTCGTATAAAACGGTTTCTAATAGTGTTTTTTGTTCGGTTACGCTTTCTAGGTAGAAAACAACAATCTTCGGCGTAAAAAGATAGCTTGTAGGTGGGTCCGTAGGATATGTCGTAAATTTTGGCTTCGGATTCCTGTAAAGAATTGCGAATTGCCAAAGACCAAAGCAGTTCCCGAACCTGATTAATAAGGGCAAGATTCTTTTGCGAAAAAAAGCATTGGCCTTCTTTGGAGACATTCCCATCGGAATCCATCAATCCGCGCAACAAATCCATGCGCTGATTAATACTTCCCTCCAAGTAGACCTGCGGAATGTGCTTATTACCTAAAACCCCTAGTTGCCGAAGACGAATCTTCAGATCTAAAACCCCGAAGGTCATGCGAGTAGACTGATCTGTAGTTTGATAGCCCCTTTTTTCTAGTTCTGGACGAATAATGGCTGCATCATCCGGATGTGAGGTGATGATGGCTTGATTAGAGCTTCCATCGCCTAGCCACAACCCCAGCATATAAGGGTCTATAGGAAGGTTTTTTGGCGGCAACTGCACCGCTTGAACTGGCGGAAGCATAACAGCTCTAGGTGCGGAAACCTTGCGGTCCCAGTTCACCTCTATTTGCCCGTTTGTCTTAGTCCTGACAAAAGCTCCTTGATCTCTAGCCCACCACTGCTCTGTGGTGTACTCTTGAAACAGGTTTCTTTTTCTGTCTAAACGCACCATCCACCGATGACCTGCGTCTGTGATGACAGAAGCCCCGTCGTTGGTGGTGACTCGATACAGATTTCTGTCCTGATGCACTTCAGATTTACCTATCACAAGAGTGGGAAGTCCATCAGGCCCAAACACATAATCACCGGTCTGAACGGTCTCTATGGTCTTCCAGCCTTCGGTAGTCAAAATAGGGGTGTCGAGAGTTAGACAATGACGAGGCGGCATGTTAACGATCAAGCGTTTGCACTTACCGGTTGCTACGTCTTCTAGCTTTTGCGCAAATATTTGATGGTGACGGCCGCAAATAAATTCTGGCCACATCTGATTAACATATTTCAAAAAGGATTTTTGGCATTCGTCTTGAACGCTATAGCTTTCTTGTTTTTCTATCAAAAGCAGAGCTTCTTTGAGCTCTGATTCTGTCAAATGTGACAGGTCCATACTTTATACGTCGTATTCTTTTCTTAATTTATCAAACAAATCTAAATCCATTTGTTTAGATCCTTGTAATTCTAACAGTTTTTGTTCTATCTCTTCAGAAGTTCCGTAAGGAATTTTTTCTTTAATTTTATCAGCAGCCTTTACATCTTTGCTAAGAGCTCCTGGAACTTTCATACTTTCTGCTTTTCTCAAGTTATTAAGATCTTTTTGTAAATCAATAATATCTTTTAAATATTTTTTATTGATATCTTGAACGTAAGTAGCATATTCTTTGTTAGTTTTAAATCCTTTGCTGCCGTCGGCAACGATTCTAGATAAATTATTAATTGGTAAAGCAGAGTCTAGTCTTTCTGCTCCAGCAACGTATTGAATCTCAACCGGTATTTCTTTTTCGCCTTCTTTTAACGCTCTAAAAAGACGATGGTTGCCTTCCATAATACTAATATTACCGCTTGGTAATACTTCGATCTGAACTGGATTTGGCTGATAGCCCTTTCGCCTAATACTCATTTCTAAATCTTCTAAATACCCAGGATCTGATTTTCTAAGTTTAAAAAAGTCATCTCCCGAACTGCTGCGAATAAGCAAGTTTTCTAATTTTTTTGGGTCGGCAAAAAAGAAAGACTCTCCGTTTCTACCAACTATTGCAGTCGTAGGGGTGCTCATTCTGTTCAGCTCTAACTTTTCTAAAGGATTGAGTGGCCTTTGAATTTCTTGACCGCCTTCTTGAATGACTTTAACTGGCCTATCGCCCTTAAAAGGACCAATAAACTTATTGGAGAAATACTCTGGATCTTCTAATACTCTTCTAGTAGCGCTAGGATTTAGTAGCTTTGTAGCTCCGTAGGATGATTGGTAAAAATTATCAAATCCTGGACTATCAAAGCGTGCCCCTGTTTTTTCTAAAATGTCTCTGTCTTTTTTTGCTTTGGTTACTTTTAAAACGTTTGGTTTGCCAATAGCACCTTGTTTTGGCGCAAGGCTAGGTATGTATCTTGGCTCTAAAAATTTATCAAATTTGTAAGAAGTTTTTTTATTAAATTTCTGAGTTATTTTAAAAGCTTGGTCTTCAAGATTTTCTGCTTCTAATTGCAATATATCAAGTTCTTTTTGAACATCTGACAAATCGTCTGATTTTGACTTATAAACCAAGTCCCCTATTTTTCTATCTACCCTTTGCCTTCTATTTTCAATATCTGCAAGATCTTTTATTTCTTTTTCTGCTCTTAACAGAAACTCTGCAGCTTCGTCTGAAAATAAAGAACCTACACCTTTGCTTGCTGCTGTTGAGGTTTTTTTTAAAAATGGTAGTACGGAAGCTTTTAAAAATGACGGTATCTCTCCAATAAGCGGAAGTGCACTTAATCCAGCTAAACCCGATATTACAGAACTGCCCACATCTCTTGTTGTTGGTAACATTCTTGGATCTAATCCTGATAATACAGCCATATCCATTTGCTCTTCAGGGCTATATGCTTGTTCGCTTGCTTTTTGACCAAAGTATTTCGCTTCATACGCATCAATAGCGTTACCTAATACAGGAGTCATATACAATATCATTTGATCGGCAACGGGCAATTGAGCAAAAGCCTCGTATGCTTTTTTCATATTACCCTGAGCAAAGTTTTGTTTTACCACTTCCCCCAACTGATTTATTTCGGCTTGCCTAATATCGGATTCAGCTTGGCGTTGAGAAAAATACTCAGGAGAGAACCGTTTTTTTTGTAATTCTTCTAAGTCTTCATCTATTTCTGAAGTTGCTACTTCACCTACTTTTTTATTTTGCCTATAGTATTGTTCAAATTCTTTTGGTTTATACGTTTTAGAAAATTCTATCGCGCCTTCTTTATTTTTACCAAAATTTATTACGTCTCCAGAATTGATTGCTTCTTGAAAAGATTGTTTAACGTACTGACCATCTTTAACCGTAATCTTTGGCCAAGCAAACCAGTTGCCTGTTCTCTCGTCAAAGTCAGCAGATAATAAATGCGTTTGCGGACGGCCTTGCTCGTCGAAGAAAGTAGGTTTGGGATAATCGGCAGGATTTAATACGCGATCTACAAAAGGCAGATCTTTGTACTTTTCAAGTTCTGCCATCTTAGCCGAGAGCAGCTAATTGAGAATCTATACCTTCTTCTTCATTTGCAGTTAATTGCTGAGAAAGCATACTCATTACCGCAGTAATATCTTCTTGATCAAGACCTTGTTGCATCAAGAATTGAATGATTTCTTCTTCGGTTGCACCTTGCGCAATTAGTTCAATAATTTGATTGATAATATTGTTGAGCATTTCGGTTTCAGGACCGGATATTTCGGCAAGTTCTTCTAATCCTTCCATATCGCTTTTTGACATTCCTTGATCGCCTTCAAGCTCCATCATCATTTTGCTAACTTCATCACCTTCTGCAAACACGCCTCTGCCTTTTAAGATATCGGCTTGAGTAACTTTACCGTCGCCTGTTAGGTCGGGGAATGAAGTTTCGCCACCTTCGGCGTAGCCTTCGATCATTTGACGATCTATATCAGAAATGGTACGACCTGAATCAATATTAGACATAGTCCTGCCAGATTGATTAGTAATATCAATTTTCATTTTATCCAATTCATTTATCTTGTTGTTAAGCATTTCTGCTCTTGCCATTTCTCCGTTACGCAAAGCCATTTCGTATTCGCCCATCAAATTATTTATTTGGGCTTCTATACCAAAAATTATTTGCTCTGAATCGGTATTTAAAAAGTTGGTTAAACTTTGTTCTGCTTTTTTATTTTGTAAATCTTCTATTCCTGGCATTTTATCTCATCCTGTTTAATTGCATTTGTATCATATCAACTAAACCACCACCTGCAAAGCGCCCCATCGGTCTTATTGGTAAAGATGGTCTTGCTGGTATTGGCATGCTTGGGGCTGTAGGCAACGTTGGTATTGCCGGCATACTTGGTCTTGGTAACGTTGGCGCTACTGGAATGCTTGGTCTTGGCGCAACCGGTATAGAAACTTTAGGTGGTTGCGAAACTATCGGACTAACCGGTCTTGGCGCTGGCTCAATCGGTTTTGGCGCAATTGCTTGAACTGGCAAAGACCTAATTCCTACGGGCGGAGCTATCGGAGCTTCTTCGCCTACTGTTACAGTTGGCTTAATTACCGGAGCTGCTGCCGGAGTAGGGGATGGAGTAATTTCTGCGGGTGGTTGATAAATAACAAAATCTTCTGGCTTACCGCCACCTGCAGTTATTCTACCGGTTAATTCTTCAATACCTTTTTGAATAGCATCTGCTCTTGGCATCATACTTACAGCAGCATCTATTCTTTCTTGATCTCTTAAATATTGATCCATCGGCGTAGCAGGTTGCTCGCTAATAACTGCGGGAACTTCTGCAGCCTTTTGTTCTAACGCAGAAATTTGAGCTTGCAAGTCGGCTATTGTCGACTCTCTTTCGCCCAATAAGCTTTGTCTCTCCGAAAGCAACGATTGCTTTTGGGATTCAAGCGCCTGCGCTTGTTCGTCTGCAGCTTGAGCTCTAATTGTATCTTGTTCTGCTATCGCTTGATCTCTTTCTGCGGTAACGTTAGCAAGCGCTTGATTGATTTCGTTAATCTGACCTTCGTAGCCACTCGTCACTTGTTGCAACTTTTCGGCAGCTCTTGCTTCGGCTGCGGCAACGGCGTCTACACCTCTGGCTTCTGCTTCGGCAACGGCTTGCTGAAGTTCAGATTGTAATCTTGCTTGCTGTTCGTTAAGCGCTTGAATTTTTTCTTCACTTAACTGCTGACGAATAACGTCTTGCATCTCGATAGCGTCGTTTCTCTCGACGAGTAAATTTTGCTTGGCAGCTTCTAATTCTTGAATATTGCCTTGCAATTGATTGACTTGATCTCCGTAAAATTTTTCGGCTTCTGCCATTCTTTCTCCAAGAACTGCGCCTACTTGTTCGGCGCCTTGGATATCTCTAATACCTGGACCTTCAGAAATACTTGCAAAATCTGACGGCAAGGGACTCAAATCGAATGTTTCTGGTTGTCGTCGGCCTCTTCCGCCAACAAAAGGAATATTGGCCAGATAATCTACCGGCTCAAAGGATGGTAACTCAATAGGACCTCTAACAGCCGAGCCTTTCTCCGGTAAATTTAAGAATGAATAATC